TAAAAAGAAAAGTAAGGAATTTATTAAAAAAAGATTTATGGATGTATTAAAATTTAAAGAGTGGGTATATAATCAACATGATGTTGTTTGTAATCAAAAATATAATAAGACTTTACCTTATTCATTCCATTTAGATTTAGTAGCTACCAATACTATGAGATTTAAACACTTACTTGGTGTTAATAACCTAAATGTTGCTTTAATGGGTGCATTAGGTCATGATTTAATTGAGGATGCTAGAGTTACTTATAATGATATTAAGCAATTGGATTTAAGATCAGAAGGTCATATGCCAATTTCAGAAAGAGTAGCTGATGTAATTTATGCATGTACTGAATTACGAGGTAGAAATAGAGGTGAACGTCATGGAGGAGAATATATTCAAGGTTTAAAAGATAATCGTTTAGGTTTATATGTGAAACTTTGTGATATTGGAGCAAATGTTGGATTTGGTGTTTTAACTAATTCCTCAATGGTAAAAAAATATAGGGAAGAATTTCCCAAATTAAAAGAAAAACTTTATAGAGATGAGTTTGATGAATTATTCGTCTATATTGAAAAATTATTAACTTTAAATAAATAATAGATTATGTCAAAGTACAATCAAACAAAAACACCAAGAAAGCCGGATGCGGTTTCTTATGAGGGTGGAGCATCATATAAGTATGGTGAAAAAGAAGAATTAATTTCAATTCTGGTCACAGGATTTGGGAATACATTCTATGAAAAATTAGGAGAAAGAGAAACTAGACTTCAAAATCTAATCGTTTCTTTAGGTAAAAAAGATCCTGAATTCGTAGCAAAAGCTTTAGTTTATGCTAGAAGCGTTGTTGGACAAAGAAGTGCAACTCAATTTGGAGCTGTAGCATTTGCTTCATCATTATCAGGTTCTCCATTAGGTAGAGCGTTTTTCGGTAAGAGAAACAGAAAAGGTAATTTTGGAGGTATTGTTCATCGTTTAGATGATATGCTTGAGATTGTTGCTTGTTATTTCCATTTCAATCCAGGTAAACCTTTACCTAACGCGATGAAGAGAGGATTTAAGGATGCTCTTGAAAATGCTGATACTTACGAGCTAGCTAAGTACCAAGGGAAGAACAAAAATGTATCTCTAGTAGATGTTATTAATTTAGTTCACCCAAGACCTTCTAGTGAAATGGAAGGAACTTTTAAAGACCTTATGAATGGTAATTTAAAGCAGTTTAATACTGTTGAAGATAAAAATACTACAGCAGGTCAAGAAGTTGCTGCTCAAGTTAAAGCAGGTGAAATTTCAGAAGACGAAGCTAAAGTTAAAGTTTCTCAAATGAAGGAAGATAACTATATAGAGTTAATTGAAACCGGTAAAATTGGATATTTAGCATTACTACGTAACCTACGTAATATGTTAAAAGATTCATCATCTCCAGATTTAATTCTTGCTGCTAGTGCTTTATTAGTGAATAAGGAAAAAATTAAAGGTTCTTTAGTATTTCCTCACCAAATTGATTTAGCGTTAGAAGTACTGTTAAGTGAGAAGATTGATGTACCTAGGTACTTACTTCAAGCTTTAAATACAGCTTATGAGTTAGCAATTCCAAACTTAACAGAGTTATTTCCAAGTGGAAGAACTGCTATTATATTTGATACATCATCATCAATGAATGGGTCTTATGGTGGTATGATTAAATTACTAAACGGTAAGCAAGGTAGTACCTCAGCTCTTAAAAAAGCATCATTAGTAGCAGCTACATTAGCTAAAGGTATTGATGCAGATGTTTTCCATTTTGCTTCTACTTGTGAGAAAATTAATTTTAATCCACTTGATAGTGTAAATACTATGAAGAATCTGTTTATATCAAAAGAAGGTAGAGTTGGTCATGGTACTAATTTTGGTCCAATATTTGAAACATTAAAATCAAATGGAGGATATGATAGAGTATTTATTATTAGTGATCTACAAGGTAATTCTTATATTAGACCTCAAGATTACACTCATATGCATGTTTATTCAATTGATATAACAGGTTATGGTACGACTATGTTCAAACCATTTAACAAATTATACCAATTATTTGGATATACTTCAGAGCTTTATGAGCTAATCAAAAAGGTAGAAGTTGATCCTAGGGTGTTAATGAATGAAATTGATGCCATTGTAATTTAAATTAAGCCGCCTAGTGCGGCTTTTTTTTATATTTATATTTAACATAAAAACATATATAATATGAACACATTTTTCAAAGCTAGTTATGGTGCAATTAAAGAATGGATTTTAGGAGTATTTTCTCTAAATGGATTTATCAATGGAGGTTGGTTAATAGGTGGTGTAGCTTTAATACTTTTTGGATTTCCTTTGTTTGGTGGATTTTCTTTAGGTATATTTGTTGAGAAAAACAGAAAAACATTAATTAAACTTTATAAAAAAGTAAAGGAGAATATTAAAAAATAAAAAGTAAATTGTTATGGAAAAATTAAATAATGAATTAAATGAATATTTAAATCCCCTATTAACTAAGTTGATGGGGGATTCTTTTGATACCCTCCAAGGTTTATATCAAGAAGGAGGTTTGAAAGAATTAGAAGTTATAGAGCTTGAGTTTTTCTTGAAGTTCATATTAGATGCGCGCGAATTTTACCAAGATTTGCCCGATAGATTAGATGATTTAAATATTATCGATGCGTCTATCAAAGATTTAATTAAATCAAAAAGTAACGGTTAAAATATTAGAACAAAATTCTTTTAAAAGCTTTTTAGAAAAGGCGTGCCTGGGCCAAAAAAAGGATGTATATTCTGACCCAAATTAAAACATTTGGAAAAACAAATCACAATTTACACTTTAAAAAATTGCCCAATTTGTCAATTCTTAAAAGGAGAACTTGAAGGAAGAAAAAGGGAATTTAAAGAAATAAGGATAGAAGATAATAATGAAATAGGGGATGTTCTGGAAGAAAAATTTAAAACAATAACCTATCCAATTTTCCAAATTTACGAGAAAGGTAAAATACTTACTTTTCTTCGTGAAACAGACTTGGAGTCCCCAAATAACGTCATTATATTTGACATAAATAATATACCAAATATATTAAATCAATATGAGATATAAACAATTAGTAGTACAAAAATTAAATGCTATTGAAAATAGATTAAATGCTATGAATAGCGAAATTTCAAGAGGGAATCGTCCCAATTACGAAAAACATTCTGAATTAATGAAAGAACAAATTGAAGAAGTTCAATCATTAATCAATACAAATGACGAAGATTAATTATGACTAATCTAACAGCAGAACAAATTCAAGAAAATTGGAATATTTTCATCCAAAACATAGAAGACTATATAACTGAAGACAGAAAATTACAATTAAAAGATTTCTATGAATCACTTCAGGAACGTTTAATAGTTTATCCAGCCTCTAACCAATTAAAATATCATAATTGTATGCCAGGTGGTTATGTTGATCATGTTAATAGAGTTGTTAAAGCATCATTATATGTTTTTAAATTATGGGGGTTAATGGGAGCTAAAACTGATAATTATACTCAGGAAGAATTAGTATTCTCAGCAATTAATCATGATTTAGGTAAAATTGGAGATACTAATCACGAAGCGTATTTACCATCAGATGATGCTTGGAGAAAGAAGAATTTAGGGGAAATGTATACATTTAATACTGAATTACATTTTATGCAGGTTCCTGATAGATCAATATTCTTACTTCAAGAAGCAGGAATTCCAATAACAAGAAACGAATTTATAGCAATTAAAACACATGATGGTTTATATGATCAGGCCAATGAGGCTTATTTAAAATCATACACACCAGAAACTAAACCACGAACTAATTTACCTTATATTCTACATCAGGCTGACATGATGGCAGCTAGAATAGAAGCAGAAGGTCAAATTCTAAAAGACCTTATTTAATTATGATGACATATACAACATTTTTTATCATTCAAGGTAGTATAATCCTAGTAGGTATAATAGCAATTATTATCAGGAATATATTTATCAAGAATAAAAAATTATCTTCTATTATTGCTTCGCAAGATAAATATTTAATGGAATTATATAATACTATTAAATTAAGTGAACAAAGAATTAAAGAGATTGATGAGAAACAAATATTCCAAGGTGATGATGAAATTGGATGGTTCTTTACTAATCTTAAGAAAATGCAAGAAGCTTTATCAGAATATATAGATTTAGTTTCAACAAAATAACAATAACATTTATAAATTTATAAGGGGATATTTTATATCCTCTTCCCTACTCTGCAAAATATGGCAAGAAAAAGAAAAAACTTCTATTTTACAAAAGATACAGAAGAAGCAATTTTAGAATACGTAGCATCAACTCATCAACCAACACGAAATAAAATATATAGAGAAAGGATTGATCATGCCTTTTTTAAATTAACCCAAAATATAATTAATACATTTAAATTTCATTATACTGATGGAGTTAGTATTGAAGATTTACAACAAGAGGTTATTTGTTTTTTATTAGAAAAATTAGATAAATATAAACAAGAAAATGGTGCAGCATTTTCATATTTTGGAACTATCGCTAAAAGATATTTAATACTTAAAAATAATAAGAATTATAAAAAACTTAAAAATAAAGAAGATATTTCTGTTATAGATGAAGATAAAAATATTACAAATGATATAGTTAATAATGAATTCAAAAATCAACCATTCTTTGAAGAAGATTATACCATAAAACATTTTATTGAGTATGTTGAATTACATGAATCAACAATATTTGACTCAGAAGAAGATAAGAAAACATCTTGGGCAATAATTGAATTATTTAAACGTAGAGAAAATATAGAAATATTTAATAAAAAGGCATTATTATTATATATTAGGGAAATGACTGGTCAAGAAACTCCCCAAATCACCAAAATATCCAAAAAACTCAAAAAAATATACAACAGATTACGTAATCAGTATGATGAATATGGATTTATTTCCTTAAACTTTTAAATTGTTTATATTTATATAAAAATAAACATATGGAATTTAATGATGTAAAAATTTATGAAGGTACAAATTTAGGAAATATATTACAAGAAATTCATAAAAATTCTCAATCCAAAGAAAAGGAATTAAAAAAATTAATTAATGATCTAAAACCACTAATTGAAACAGCGGGTGATGCTGTTATAGTAGTTCCATTAATTACTAGTTATATGAATGCCGCTATTAAAAATGATGATAATTTAATTAAAATGGCTACAATAGTTCAAAAGGCTATGAATTCAGGAAAATCAGCTGAGGATGATTATGGTTTAAGTGATAAGGAAAAAGAAGCTTTATTAGATAATGTAAGACAAATGAATGTTGTTTAAATGAGTTTATATCCGTTCCTATCAAATAATTATAAAGGAAAAAATGAATCTAAACCAACTAGTGTTTTATTCCCTGCAAGAGTAAAACAAATATTATTATCAGATAATGATAAAATATTCGAAAAATTAGGTGGTTGGGGATCAATTGGGGCTATTCAATTTAAACCTTTATATAGTTATACTGATATAAATACAGATAATAATTTCTTTGCCAAACCATTATTCTCAAATATAAAACAATACCCCTTAAAAGAAGAACTTGTTTTAGTAATATCTGCTCCATCACCTACAATTGTAGATGATCCAAATTCAAAAGAATATTATTATTTACCATTACCTATTGGAGTTTGGAATAGCCCAAATCATAATGCTTTACCTGATATTCCTTATTTTGAAAGTAAAAGGGAGGAAATCAATTTAGGTAAAACATTTGAAGAAAAATCTGAAGCTAGGAATTTATTAGCTGAAGAAGGTGATGTAATAATTCAAGGGAGAAATAATCAAGCTATAAGATTTAGTGCAACTCATAAAGGTAAAAACAACCCTTGGAGTACATCAGGTGAAAATGGTAATCCAATTACTATTATTACAAATAAATTAGCTAATAAGGAAGATGATCCTTGGGTACCAACTTATGAAGATATAAACGAAGATGGTTCATCAATATACTTATGTTCTACACAAGAAATACCTATTAATTTTGCAAGCAAAAATTTACAAACTCTAAATATAACCCTTTCAGCTGGATTTAATCCATCATTACAAATTGAAGATAATAATAGCTTTTAATGTATACTCCCATATTTCCATATAATAAAGAACAAATAATTATTACTAGTGATAGGGTAGTATTGAATTCAAAATTAGATTCAATTTTTATGTTTGCTGATAAAGTAATTAGTTTATCATCAAATGAGGGTATTCATATTAATACTAGTAAAGAAGTATATGTAAATGGTAGTGAAATAAAATTAGGATTAAATGCACAAGAACCTATTGTTAAAGGAAATGAATTAAAAAATTTATTAGATAATTTATTAAATACATTAAGTAATGTAGGAGGTTTATTATCAAGTGCTACAGATTCAAATGGAAATCCAATACCTCAAGTAGTTACTGCAGGTAAATCATTACAAAAATCAGCAACTAGAATAAAAACATTAACTAAAAAAATTAATTCTAAACAGAATTATACTTTATAATGAGTGTAACTAGATTTTCAAAAATATTATTAGATAAAGCACCTAAAAATATAAACGAGGCGGCTAATGATATTGTTGATGTTATTTTTGAAATAAATGAAATTGTAAGATTATTAAATTCAATTGATTTTTGTAATCCATTAGGATTTATTTTGACCCAAACCTTACCACCTGGTGGTGCAGTAGATAATTTATTAAAAGGATATTCTAAAAAGGTAAATACTTTTGTGAATAGTTTTAATACAAAATTAGAATTAAATGATAGTTCTAATATTGGGGATGATATTGAGGAATTAAGAATATCCTTAGAGGGATTAATACCAGAACCTGAATTAGAAAGGGTAATTCCTGGAGGAGGAAATATAGCTGGTGTAGTTCAAACATTAAATGATTCATTAGTTATTAGTAATACTTTATTATCAAATAGTGAAAAACGTAAACTTCTAAAATCATTTACAAATAGATTAATCCCATTAAGTAATCCTGTTAGTTTAACAGAAGTATTATTATCATCTCAAGTAGATAATTTAAATGAAACACTTAGAGGTATAATAAGACCAGAACGTTTTCAAGATGATGTTTTAAAATTAGTTAAATCGTTGATTAAAATTGATCGTGGTATTGCACAAATTGAATCGACTGTTTTACTTTTAAATAAAATTATTAAGGCTATTAATGTATTGGTAAAAATATTTAAATTAACAGCTAAAATATTAAAAAAACTACCAATTCCAGCTAAATTTGTTACAGTAGGAATTACAACAAGTAATGCATCAAAAACAGTAAAATTAGAAAGAGATGTATCTGATTTAGAAAAAATATTAAATAGTATTAGTGTATTTTTAAATACTACTATTATTACTCAAATAAGAAATATTCGAAGAGAAATATTTATATTATTAATTGGATTAAATCAGTTATATGAAAATATAGCAGCATGTCCTTATTTAAGGGATGATGAATTACTAAATAATGTTTTAAAAGACAGGATTGATGGTTTAAATAATAATATAACAACATTAGAAAATCTATTTCCTTCAATAGCAACTCCAGAAAGAGGAGTTACATCTTATAAAGGGTATACAATTAATATTGTACAAGAACAAGCTAATGATAATAGAACATCATTATTAAGAAGATATGTAATAGTCACTAATTCTCAAAATTTAATTGAATATGAAGGAACTCCAACATTTTCAAATAATGATCAAACATTAATAAAAGAAGGTCAATTTTTTATAGATAGTAGATCTGAATATGGAACTGGTGATAATGGTACAGATAATATAACTGATGCTGAAACTGAAACTATATTACAAGAAAATGGATTACAGGATTCTTCACTAAAATCAGCAATTGAAAAAGAAAAACAAATTAATATTTTAATACAAAACCAAATACAGGAAAATCCAGCTGATAAAAAATTATTTGATTTAGCAAATAATACACAACCTGACCCTGATCCAAAGAAAGTAACACAAATAAAAAGAATGATTAATAGTGTTGTAAATGATAATATGATAACTTCCCCCCTAAAAAAACAACAAAGATTATCTAAATTAAGATCTAATTTATTTTCTAGGGGTTATACACAAAAAGAAATAGCAACTGCATTTAAATCATCAAATCAACCAAAGAATAATATAGTAATATCAAATAATAATATAAAATTAAATAAAGATTAATTTACGAAATATTTATAACCATGAAGAAGAAACCAATAGATCAATTTAAGGAACTAATTAAAGGATGTGTTAGGGATGTTATTAGAGAAGAACTACAAGTTTTAACTGAAAATAAACAAACTATCACTCCAACTGTAAAAAGAAATTTACAAGAAGAATTAAGTAAAAAATTCAATCCAAATATCAATCCCTCAAAAAGAACAGGGGATAGACCAGACTATTTAGATTTACCTACAACAGGTGATCCTTTATTAGATATTTTAAATGAAACTAAACATACTATGAGTTCAGAAGATTATCAAAGTATAGGTAATTTTGGTAGCCCACAAGCCCAAGGATTTAGTAATTATAATGGATTAGGTGGTGAAGTACCTGTAGGAAATACTAGTGATATGTTAAGTACAGCTAAGGCATCAAGGGATATCAATCAAGTAAGTATAGATGTAGTCCCAGATTATAGCCAAATGATGAAGGCTATGGGAGGAAAATAAATAATATATGAATTACCAAATAATTAATAGAAACCCATTAGATTTACAACCAAATAAAGGTATAGGAATCTCTATCCCGTTTGATGGACCTACTGGGTTAAATATTACTTATGAAAGTAAAAATGCTATTCGTAATAATTTATTAAATTTTTTATTAACTGGAAGAAGAGAAAGAATATTAAATCCAAATTTTGGTACTACTATTCGTAATCAAATTTTCGAACAAATTGTAAGTGGTAATTTACAAAAATTAGAAAAAATTATATATGATGGAATCACAAATTATTTCCCAACAGTACAAATAGAAGAATTACAAGTTAATGCTGATAATAATACAGTTAATGTTTTTGTTAGTTATTCAATAATTAATACTAATATTAATGACGATTTCCAAATAAATTTTAACAATGACTAATAAGAATATACAATATGTAAATAAGGATTTTGGTAGTTTTAAAACAAAATTAATAAATTTTGCAAAAACATACTACCCAAATACCTATAATGATTTTTCGGAAACATCACCAGGTATGATGTTAATCGAAATGGCATCTTACGTAGGGGATGTTCTTGCTTTATATCAAGATAATCAAATTCAAGAGACATTTTTACAATTCTCAAAACAAAGAAAGAATTTATTATCCCAAGCCTATGTATATGGTTATAAACCACAAATAACATCAGTAGCAAATGTTGGTTTAGAGGTATATCAATTAGTACCAGCAACTACAATATCAGGTTCAATTGTCCCTGATTTTAGATATTCTATTTTATTAGAAGAAGGAGCACAAGTTCAATCTTCTCAAAATAATAGTGTTAAATTTTATATAGAAAGTAAAATTGATTTTTCAGTTTCAAGTTCTACTAACCCAACAGATGTAAGTGTATACTCATTAGATGGTAGTGATGAACCAAATTTTTATTTATTAAAAAAATCAACCAAAGCATATTCTGGGGATATAAAGACATCAACATATTCATTTACCGATCCTCAAAGATTTTCAACAGTAAGTATTTCAGATGATAAAATTATTAAAATTTTAGATGTTTATGATAGTAATGATGAAGAATGGAAAGAAGTAGATTATTTAGGTCAAGAAACAATATTTGATAAAGTACCAAACCAAAGAAATATTGAATTAACACAATATGAAGATGAAGTACCTTATTTATTAAGATTAAAAAAAGTACCAAAAAGATTTATTAGTAGATTTAAAACAGATACTGATTTAGAAATCCAATTTGGTGCTGGTATTTCTGATGGTGCTGATGAAGAAATAATTCCTAATTTTGAAAATATAGGTTTAGGATTACCAATAGGAATAAATAAATTAGATGTAGCTTATGATCCATCTAACTTTTTATATACAAAAAATTATGGTATCGCTCCATCAGATACAACTTTAACATTTAGGTACTTAGTTGGTGGTGGTGCTGAAGCTAATGTTTCATCAAATACATTACAATCTTTATTTACAGGGAGTGTTTCATTACCTGTTCAAGGATTAGACGGTACTATTTCAACAACAGTTTTAAATTCATTATCATTTAATAATGATTTACCTGCTGTAGGTGGTGGTGCTGGAGATAGTAATGATGAATTAAAATTAAATATTTTATCAACATATCCAACTCAATTAAGAACAGTAAGTGTAGAAGATTATTTAGTTAGAACTTTATCTTTACCTGCTGAGTTTGGTTTGATTTCAAAAGCTCATGTAAATAAAAATACAGAGAATATTGATAAAAATTTATTTAATATTTATATTTTATCAAAGAATGCAAATTCAAATTTAGAAATAGCAAATAGAGCATTAAAACTTAATTTACAAACTTATCTAAATGAGTATAGGTTATTAACAGATGCTATAAATATAAAAGACGCTTTTATTATTAATATAGGACTTAATTTCGATATTACATTAAGACCAAATTTTAATAATAGAACAGTAATTAATAATTGTTTAACTGTATTAAAAGATTATTTTAATGTTGATAAATGGAGAATAAATCAACCTATTATTTTATCAGAAATATACACATTATTAGATAGGGTAGAAGGAGTACAAACAGTTAAAAAAATAGAAATCGTAAACAAAAGTGGTGTTGATAATGGATACTCGAAATATGGATATGATATTAAGGGAGCAACAGTAAATGATGTTATTTACCCTTCATTAGACCCAAGTGTATTCGAATTGAAATACCCAAATACTGATATCCAAGGTAGATCAGTAACCTTTTAAATAAATTAATAATGGCAGTATATAAAATATTCCCGTCGAAAGACACTTATGTAGATGAAAATTTACCAAATAATAATTATGGTAGGGATGAAATACTGGAATTATCTAGTTTGACTGGTGGTTTAAAAAGAATATTAATTGAATTTGATAATGATGAAATACAAAATGTTTTATCTTTAATAACTGGTAGTTATATAAGTAATTTAAAAATGTATATGGCTTATGCTAATAATATACCTTTAAATTATAGTATAGAATTTTCATCAATATCTTCAAGTTGGGATATGGGTACAGGAAGAAACGCAGATTCTACTAATCCAGCAAATGGGGCAACTTGGTTAAGACCTGCACCACTTTCAAATTCATTTGAAATTTGGGTTGGAGGTAATACAACAGGTAGTTCTGTTACCCAATCATTTAATTATAGAGATAGTAAAGATATTAATGTTAATGTTACTAATTTAATAAATAATAATAATAGAATTTTAATTAAAAATACTAATCAAATTGAATCATCATCAGCTGATATTGAATTAAAATATTTTGGAGGAGACACTCATACAATATATCCTCCATCATTAGAGTTTAAATGGGAAGATACTAATTATTCTTCATCACTAGATGAACTAACTAATAACAGTTTCGCAACAAAAATTACTAATAAAAATATTTATAAAGAGACAGAGGTTGTTAAGATAAGAGTATTATGTAGAGATATATTTCCTACTAGATCGTTCACAACAAGTTCTGTATACTTAGAAAATAAAATATTACCTAGTGAAAGTTATTGGTCAATAAAAGATGTTAAAACTGACGAAATAATAGTTGATTTTGATTCTATTGGAACTAAAATTGGAGCTGACGAAGAGGGTAATTATTTTACATTATATTGTAATGGTTTAGAACCAGAAAGGTTTTACCAAATTATAATAAAAACAAATATTAATGGAGAAGATATTATCATAGATAATAATTATGCTCATTTTAGAATTAAAAAATAATGTCTATAAAAGTTTCTTTAAACAAAACTACATTCCCTAAAATAGAATACCCTAAAGTTGTTGATACTGTATTTAGTCAATTAATCACACCAACACTAGAAGAGGTAGTAGATGAAATTACCCAAGATGATTTTTTTGATGCATATAATACATTATTTTATGAAATACCATTAACTGGAGAAGTTGATTCTCACCAATATTTAATTAAAAGAAGTACTGAATATTTAGGTATTTCTCAAAATACAGATGAAGTTGATTTATTATTAGAAGAAATTAACCAATTAAGATTAGAAAACTTAGAGTTAAAACAAATAGTAGATGAACTAACACAATAATAAATGGATAACTTTAAAATTGTAAATACTGAAATAAATCGTTTTGTTTCCCAAGATTACGAACAAAATGATATTGATATTCTAAATCCATTCAAAATTAATAAAGAATTTGGTGGTGTTAATGACGTCGTTGAATTTCACTTAATATCGAATTCAGGAAATATATTAGAATCTGATTATAATTTCACTCAATATACTACTGGGAATAATAAAAATAATAGTGAATTTTTTACAGATTTAATATTAAACCCAGAACAAAATATTATTAGTTTAGGGTATGATAAAGGTAAATTTAATTTAGTTTATAATTTCCACAGATTATTATTTAATAGTACAAATAGTAATAGATTCTTTATTAAAGAAATTTCTAGGGATAGAACAGAATTAAAGATAACTTCTAACAACATTGAATTTTTAGAATTACAATCTTTATATATTGAATATATTGCAAATAGAAACGAAAATAATTTCTATTCCGATTTCATATTAAATTTTGGTGATAATAGCCAAATAATTGGTGTAAATATTGCATTAGATAATGTAAATACTACCACCCCAAGTTTATATATTAAATTATATGAACCGTTACCTAATACTTATCAGTTAAAAGATACATTATGGGTAGCTGACATAATTTCAGACCAATATTCATTTACAGTAAATAGAGAGTTTACTACTACTACAAATAATGAGGGGATTTTATTAAAAGGTCCTAATTTTGATATTGATATTAACGAAAGTGTAAGTACAAGTACTCCATATTTAAATATTACTAATATATTAGGTAATACTTCTGCATCTTTATTAAATAGGTTAGAAGGTGATTTACAAGATGCAGTGAAAATAAATGTAGACTATTCTACTTTTGATAATTTTATCCATTTTTCTTCTGCTCAATCAAGGATTGAAAATTTTGTATATAAATTAGGTCAAATAGAAAGACTTGAATCTGATTTAACAAGTTTAAATAATATTACTAATACAGGAAGTATTACTCAATCAATATTAAATATTGAAAATCAAATAAATACTTTAGTTCAAGGATTTGATGGGTATGAAAAATACTTATATTACAAATCAGGAAGTACAACATACCCTAAAACAGGAGCTTTCCCATTTACTAATTTACCTACAACATCTACTGCATCATTACAGTGGTTAGGTAGTACAGATAATTCTTCTCAATACTATGGAGGTATCTTATTAGATGCTGAAAATTATGATATTGAGAATAGGGATTATTTATGGAATAATTTACCAGAATATATTAAAGAAGACCCACAAAATTCCCAATTAGAGATATTAACATCAATGTTAGGTCAACATTTTGATTATATTTGGACTTATATTAAAGATATTTCAAATAAAAATATAAATGATAATAGAATTGACTTTGGTATTTCAAAAGATTTAGTTGGAGAAACATTAAAATCATTTGGTATAAAATTATATACTAATTCAAGGAATCAAGATAATATTTTCTTATCTACATTTGGTATAAATCCAGACGGAACATTTATTCCAACAACAGGTTCATTAGATATAAATACTTATATTAGTGCTTCTGATTATACAATACCTGCAAATGATATTGTAAAAGAAAATTACAAAAGAATTTACCATAATTTACCTTATTTATTAAAGAGTAAAGGTACAAGAAAAGGACTGCGTGTTTTATTTAGTTCTTTTGGTTTAAGTAATGAAATATTACGTATTAAAGAATTTGGAGGAACTACCAAAGATTCGGGTAGTATTGACCAAATTACCGATAAATTTAATTATGCTTTAAATTTAGAAAGTGGTAGTATATCAATACCTTTCCTTCCTACAACACAACAATTCATATCAAATTCATTCAATGATGTTAAACCAGATTCAATTGAGTTTAGATATAAACATATTGGTGTTCTTCCTACAGATGGTGATACTCCATCCTTAATTAGTGGTTCTGGTATTAATATTAATATTGATTATATTAGTGGTAGTGAAAATGGAGAAATTAGTTTAGAACTTTATAACAATTTAGGTGATTCTGATTCTAGTGATTTTATTACATTACCTATATTTAATGGGGATTGGTGGAATTTTTTAATTAGAAGATCAGAGGATTTAAGAGCAAGTGAAAGTGGATCAAATAATACATACCAATTACTAATTGCTAATAAAGATGAATATGGTATAAATTATTTCCAATCAGCTTCCCTAGTAATAGATGGTTCATTATCATCATCTTTTAATTCATCTTGGGATGAAACAAACGAATTTATATTAGGAAATAATGTTAATCCAGCATTAGGTGTTTTTCAAGAATTTAGATATTGGACTGGACCAGTTTTAGATGATGATTTTAAAAATCATACATTAAATCCAAAATCATATTCATATTTAAACGAAACAGGTTCTTATAATAACTTAATTTATAGACTTCCATTAGGTTCAGAATTAGATAATAACGAAACCACATCATTTGTTTCTGTTCACCCAAATAGGATAGATACTTTTATTAGTGCCTCTTCAGTAGCTACTGGATCAGGTATTATTACATATTCTGAAAATTTTGAAGATTATTTAGTTAATAACACAGATGGATATATAAATATTGAGTCTAATCAAAAAGTTAAAATAGAAGATAATAATATATTATTCGATAATACTTTATCACCATCTGTTTCAATTATTAAAAAACCAATAATCCAACCATCATTAAATTCCTCAAAATTAGAAGTAGGCATTTCAGCTACAGATTCAATAAATGATGATATTGTAAAACAATTAGGTAATTTTTCATTAGATGAATATATTGGAGATGCTTCAAATTATTCAACAGAATATCCTGATTTAATTACTTTAAATAAAGAATATTTTCAAAAATATAGTGGTAAATCTGACTTAATTGATATTATTAAATTATTATCATATTTGGATAATTCTTTATTAAAAATGATAAAGGATTTTGTTCCCGCAAAAGCTAATAATATTAATGGATTTGTTGTAAAACCGAATTTATTAGAAAGGAATAAAGTACAAAAATTCGAACCCACTTTTTCTAATGAATATAATGAAGGAATAATAGACACTGCTTTTATAACAGGTAGTGCAGCATTTGATACTATAATTAATACAGCCTCATCTAAATCTTTCCATACCACTAAAGGTATTATTGAAATTTATAAAAATGATAATATAGAATCCTTCAATGCCGATTATGATGGTTCTGAAGTTACTGTATATGAATTACCTGAAAATAATGTAGTAAAACAACGTAACAGCATAATATCTGATGATATTGATATTATCAAAAATTACAGTAAATCTATTGTTAATCCGTTAGAAAATAATATAACTAAATCATTAAAATCTCCATTTCGTTATTTAGCTGATTATAGTAGTAATATTAATATACCTAGTAATGCTGAATTAATTTCAAGGGCATTTTTAGTAGGTGAAAGTGATTCTATTATTGAAGCTGAATTACAGAGTTCTAATTATTATATTAAAAGACATACTATTCCTAGATACGAAGGAAGCAAAACAACATCAGCAAAATTAAATATATATACTGATGGAGATATTTCATATGGGAAGGAACCAAATATAGAATATAAACAAATTAAATTTGGTTATTTTAATGAAATTACAGACCAACCACTATCTTTACCAGGTAGAAGTAATATAAATATTAAATATTTAATTGATGGAGATGGTAATATTACTAATTTATCTCCTCAAAATAATAATTTATTTGATGTTCAAAGTATTTTTAATAGTAATACTGTTGATATTTTATTAGATGATAATCAAACACCAAGTAACCAAAAAAAGATAGATGGTGTTAAAGGTATATTTGCTGGAGGGTTTGAATTTAGTCCAATAGCTCAAAACCTTACAGTTAATACATCAATTCATAATAGATTAGAATTTGAATTAGAAACAGAAATCAGACAGATTAATACAAGTATTGATTTAGTAACTTCTTCATTCTCATCATCAGCTATACAAATTGGTGATATATCACTAGAAACACCAGTATTAGTATCACCAGGTTATAATCAACCTACTAGTAATATTTCAGCCTTACTAAATAGTGGTATATTAGTCCAAGCTAGTAGAAATACACCCGCTCAAGATGAATTAATACAAGAAATATCAGGTTCACTTACAATTACAATAACTCTTAATCCACCGTCAAATTTAATAAGCAATTTTTTTGATAGTGATAATTACATTGGAACTAAATGGACTGCAGAACCAGGTAGATATTCTGATTTTGGAAATAATAGTATTACCCCAGCTTCACTCCAAGGTTCAAATGATAGAATCAATTCAGCCCAAATACCAGCAGGTGTAGATATTCAATTTTGGGGAGATCGTAACTTCTCAGGTCCTACAACACAAGTTTATGTTGGTCCTGAAAATATTCCTAATGGAATAGATAATTTTGGTGGAAATGGTGCATCTTCAATGATAATAAATGTATTAAATGTTACTGGAAGTGTTGTAAATAGTAATGCCTTTAATAGTTTTGGTGATACACCAGATTATAGTATAGGTAATAATATTAATTTCCCAATAGAATCTGATGGTTTTTCTATGTCTATAACATTCCCTATAGAGGGATTAGTAGTTATACCTTTTGGAAATGCTGGTGGGGAATTTAAATTAAGAACAATAAATAATATAGAAGGTCTTATAAGAAATCGTTCAGAATTCAGAAGAATAGGTCTATCAAATTTCCAAATTACATCAGAACCAGTAATAGATATAGGAAATGTATTAAAAAATGGTAATCCTTATTTTTATACTCAACCTCCTACAAATATTTACTTAAAAACAGTATATGATAACGGGTTTTTATCAGGATCGTTACCTATAAATAATTATTATTTTAAAAGAGTAAAGAAGAATAATAAATATATATTATTAGAATCTTCATTAGATTTATCTAGAATATTTTATGAATATATTAATACTAATAATAATCAAATAACTCAAACATCCCCAATATTAAGTAACTCTGGATATCAAGATGTTGAAAATATATTTAATATAAAAGTAGGAGACTTAATTAAATTTTATAATATTAATTCAAAAGTATTCCCAATTAATTTTGAGAATGAAATTAAGAATATTATTTTCCCAAATGATTTTCCTATTATATCGAATAGTGAAAGATTAATATTTGAATTAACACAAGAGATACCTAATGAAGCATGTTTAGATTTCCCAACAGATGGATCATTTGCTAATGCAATTCAAAATATTATTTTTATGTCTAGAATAGCAAATGAAACTAACATAATCAGTATAGGTTCTAAAAACATAGGAAAAACATCACCAGGTATAGTCTTACCAGGTAATTTACCAAATGAATTAAAAGAAAAGGCAGGTAATATTATTAAAAGACTAAGAAATCAAAACTTAATTTAAAAATTATATATTTATTAATAACAATATAGTAACATGGGATATTTATCAAATACAAACTTTACATTAGATGCTATTTTAACTAAAAAGGGAAGAGAACTTTTAGCTAAAAATGATGGCTCTTTTAGAATTACACAATTTGCTTTGTCTGACGATGAAATAGATTATACATTATACAATCCAGATCATCCATCAGGTTCAGCATTTTTTGGAGAAGCTATCGAAAATACACCTGTATTAGAAGCATTTCCTGATGAAACTCAAATAATGAAGTATAAATTAATTACTTTACCTAGAGGAACATCAAGAATACCTGTACTAAACGTAGGTTATAATTCAATTAGTTTAAAACAAGGTGCTACTTTAAGTGTAACTCCTCAAACATTAAATTATTTAGGTGCAGATAGTACATTTGAATCTTCAGGATATACTTTTACAATAGGTGATTCAAGATTATTATCTAACTTTGAAGGAGTAGGTATTAGTAATTCTTCTACTGATTCTACAAATGTAAATGGAACAAATGTATCTAGAACAGTACTAGGTACAACATTAAACTTAACAGGTACAAATATTAATACATTATTTGGTACAAACACAACAATCTCAACAATATTAACTATAGTTGGCAGAGATTCAGGTGCAAGAATAACAGTACCAGTAGTATTAAATAAATCAAATAACTAAACATGAGTTTTACAACAATAAATCCAGAAGAAATTTCAATTAGTTCAGATTCAATAGTCTCTACTTTATGGAGTAATGACACTATTAGTTTAACTAATTTTTTCCAGGATCCAACACCAACAGGACCATATTTAAACATATATCGTTTAAATCCAACTACAAATGCAAATGCCCCTGTTGAATTTTCTGTTACTTATGGTCACCAAGAAGGATCAGGTTCAGCTCTGTATAATACATTAGTTCCTAATTTATCACCATCCAGAGTAATTTATGGTCAAACTAGAACATTAATAACTGGTGATGAAAATACACAAATTAATTTTGGTAATGGTAATAATTCTTCAAGAGATATATTTGTTGTTAATATCAAAAGAAATAGATATAAAGAGAAAATCTATCCTCATACCTTTAACATTCAATTAGGTAATGCTGATGGAACTTTAAAATTAACTAGTGACGTAAAAGATATAACAAGTGTTTCTTATAACGATGCTGGTAGAGTGTTTAACATAGTAAGTGGTAGTGATGGTACTGCAACTTCAACCCCAATAACTTCTGGTGTTTCTGCTGGTTATACTGTTTCTGGTTCATATGGTTTATTCCTTCCAGATGTAGGTATGTTATTATTAAATCCAAGAGCTTTATCGTTACCATTTGTAAGTGGAGGTTTAGATTTATCAATTGATGAAACTCAAACTGCTTCAAGTTTAGAAACAAATAACAATAAATTATTTCAATATATTGCTAGTGGTAGTTTGTTTAGTTTAAATAGCGAAGAGACAATAACATCTGATTATGTTTTTGTTAGAGTGAAAAATAGTGAATATAATTACTCAACTAACCCATCTATGGTAGATAATAATGGTGATTTTATATTTTCATCACTAATTTCTAATCCAAGAACTTACGTAACAACAATAGGGTTATATAATGATAATAATGAATTATTAGCTGTAGCGAAATTAAGTAAACCAATTAAAAAAGATTTTACATCAGAAGCATTATATAAGGTCAAATTAGACTTCTAAGAATGAATCTAGCTTATAAAAAAATTAATTCCAGTAATGTATCAAAATATATTGCCAATAAAAGTTATACTGTTGATCCATCAATAGAAACTAAAGGCGTTACAATATATATTGGGGAAAATACACCTATAAATAAAAGGAATTATTTTGATGCTAATAATGATAATAGAACTTCAAATAATGAGTATAGAAGATTAGTATTTAATAATATTCGTCATTTATTCTATAAAAATTACGATAATTCAGATCAATTATTTTTATCATCTTCAAGATATGAAAACTTTGAAGAATCAACATACTATTCAGGTTCATTTAATACTACATTAAGAAGATTAGGACAAGTTACTGGATCTTCATTTGCTGGTATTTCAGGATTGTATGATGTAAATGGTACATTATATGATACCACACAATTATATGATTTTAATCCATTTACATTAGGGGCGGGTGATTTAATTACAGTAATATCATTAGATACACAATTATATGGTTCAAGATTAACTCCCAAAAGTATAGATATCCAACTTCAAGATTATTTAATTGATGAAGTAGAAACTGATTTATATATTAAAGATGATGGTGAAGGTAATTTATTTGATTTTGGTAATGAAAATACATATTTAGATTTTATTGAAAATGGAACAGTACCTGAAAACTATATAGGAAATGTTTTATATTCAGCTGGTTTAATAATAATTACAAACCAAGATTATATTTGTATATTTGGTTCACCTCCAACAGCAGTAAATAATTATTATAGATATATAAATACCCAACAACCTCAAGATTTTGATGTAACTCAAAATGATTTTAGTGACTGTGGGGGTATTGATTATAGTAGTATTACATTAGTTCCATTAGAAGGGGAAGATTTTCCCGATGTATTTATTAATGCGGAAGATTCAATACAAATTATCCAAAACCAAAAATCATTTATACCAGGTGTTTTTAAAGTTGGTTATACTATTGATAATAATAATGGTTTAACAAGTAATATAGGTATATTAACTATTACTATTACATCAGGTCCTTTACAAATTAGTAATTTAAATGTAGGAGTAAGTTGTGATACTTCATCTTCCACAGATTTTTCTTTTAATATAGAAGGTGGTATTCCTGTTTATGCTTGGTCATTAGATGGGGTTAATTATACACAATTAAGTGGATTTTATAATATAGGAGTATCTTCCTCTTCATTTTTCCCAACAGATACTGGAACTATTTATATTAAGGATTATTTAGAAAATGAAATTACTCAAAGTTTTAGAACAAGATTTCCAGAGCCTAATTATACTATAACATTATTATCATCATCCTTTTGTAATCCAAATAATGGTTCTATAATTGTTAATTCAAGTGAAGATTTTACTTATTTTATTAGCGGTTCTGGAACAGAATTAAATACAAATATAGAATATACAATAGGAGTAGGAAATTATGAATTATTAATTGATGGCGGTGGTAATTGTAGTTTTAATAATAATATTACTATTAACCAAGAAATACCTATTTCCATAACCAGTTCACTTAATAATGTTACTTGTTTTGGTGGTAGTAATGGTTCTATAAATATAACAAATATAAATGGTGGTAATACTCCTTATTCAACAAGAATAATATATCCAGATTCAAGAATATTTACTACATCAAGTGTAAACTTTTTACATACAGGTAGTTATGATATTGAAGTAACTGATAATAGAGGATGTACCTTTACTAGTAGTATAAATATTATATCTCCAGATATATTAACAATAACATCATCAGTATCATATGATGAAAGATGTTACCCAACAGTAAATATAAATGGAAATGGTGGTAGTGGAAGTTATACATATTATATCCAAACACCAGATAATACATATATTACAATAAACGAATCCACAGAATTAATATATGATACTCAAGATGCATTTGATATGACAATATATGCTCTTGATGAAAATGGGTGTGCAAGTACTGTAATTACTCAATCAGTAGAAGGTAGAGAATATATTTATAGTGGATCATTTTGTGAACAAATATAATTAAATAATGGCAAACACAGGTTTTATAATACATCCTTCAGTAATACAAGTTTTTACTTCAGGTCCAAATTCAGGGTCTATAGTATCGGCATCATTTAATGAAACTTTTAATAGTGGAAGTGGTTTTACTTCAGCTTCATTATGTGATAATGAATATGTTTATAGAGAACAAGATTTAGAAAATTGCCCAGTAGTTGATGAATGTCCAATACCAACTTTTGTAAGTTTATCAGCTAATAATTGTACTAATCCTGTACCGGATAGAACATATACATTATTTGTTAATTTAAGTACAGAAGCTACTACATTATTTGTTGAATATAGTACTAGTGCTACTTTTAGTACAAATGTAGGTACTTTTAGTAAATCAGCAACAAGTAATGCAATTTTTAGTGTTAATATATCTGATTTATCTAGTTTACCTATTAGTAAAACAACACCAATATATTTTAGATGTTATTTTGATTGTGGTGGAGAAAATATTAGTGATTATTCTCCAACAAAATCAACATCATGTCCACCCCAAGAATTACCAGCATCATTAATAGCAGGATTTCCATCAACAACCTCATGTTATACTTGTGTTGGGATAACAGTACAATTACCTAGAGGTACATCTACTTCTAGGACAGTACGAATTACTAAAACTGGTACAGCAGTTTACGCTCCAGGTTTTTGTACAGGGGTAAATCAAGTTGCTTCTAATATTAATGAAGTTATTACATCTAAGAAAACATATAATTTAGGATTAGATGCTGCCCAAACCCAAAATAATAACCTTATTAGTAGGATTACTATTCAAGTATTAAAAGGAAATGTAGTAGAAGATACATATATTTTAACTAGACAACACATAAATAACTTCTGTTAATATGCTAAGTTTTAAAAATAATCATATTATATATGAAAAAGAATTAATTTGCACCGTAGGAGAAAATGAATATAATTATTCAACTAATCCAACAGTAGTGACTGGTTCTAATGGTGATATTAAAAATTTTGTAGATGATGATTTTAGTCCTTATGTTACAACAATAGGGTTATATAATGATAACAATGATTTGTTAGCAGTAGTAAAATTAGCACAACCTACTAAAA